AATCTTGGTTTCACAGGCTTCCGCAGAGGTTACGACTTCTACAAGTCTGATTGGAAATACTTGAACGACCCAACTATGCGTGGTGGTCTACCTACAGGTTCTCAAGCTGCAGGTACTGTTACAGGTCTTTTGGTTCCTGCCGGTTCAACAACCGTGTACGACCAAATCCTTGGCAAGAACGCTAAGCGTCCATTCTTACACGTTCGTTACAGAGCGTCTGAGACTGAAGACCGCAGATACAAAACTTGGATTACAGGTTCTGCGGGTGGTGCTCAAACAAGCGACCTTGACGCAATGGAGGTTAACTTCCTTTCTGAGCGTTGCGTTTGTACCTTGGGTGCTAACAACTTCGTATTGTTCCGTTACGGTTCATAATACAAGTAATATAGGGTGGGGTGTCTTTAAAGACACTCCCCCTTCTTTTTAAATCTAATTAAATTAAAATCTAATGAAACAGAAATTAGTTCCTGCAGACAGGATATATAAGCTAAAAGGGGATTCAGCTCCCTTATCTTACACTTTGCCTTCGAGAAACACGAGAAGATTCCCTCTTCTGTGGTTTGACGAGGCAAATAACGTTAATAGACCTCTCAGATATGCCATCAATCAGAAGACTGCTTTTGAGGATGAGCAAGACGGAAATGCAATTGTAGAGCCTGTAATATTTGAGAATGGGTTCCTTCGAGTACCCAAAAACAACCCTGTTCTACAGGAGTTTTTACACTATCACCCCTTAAATGGTAGAACATTTATCGAGGTAGACCACGAAAAAGATGCGGCCAAAGAGGTTGAGAAGCTTGCCGCAGAGGTTGATGCGCTTGTAGAAGCTCGTCAGCTCAGTGTAGAGCAGCTTGAATTGGTTTCAAGGGTACTATTTGGGAAAGACCCAAGTAGGTTTACAACCGCAGAGCTGAAGCGTGATGTGTTGGTATATGCCAAAAAAGACCCTCACGGGTTCCTTAATATACTCAACGACCCACAGCTGAAGCACCAATCAAATGTGCATGTGTTCTTTGAAAATAAATTGCTGACCTTCAGAAACGGGCAGAAAGAGGTATGGTTTAATACCGCTTCCAACAAGAAAAAGATGATAACTGTACCTTATGGTCAGGACCCTTATTTCACGGTGGCTGAGTTTCTGAAGACAGATGAAGGTATTGATGCCCTGAAAATGCTTGAAAATAGTTTACTGTAGGTTTAATATATAAGCAAGCAATCGGTTACGGAGGGTATTTCTATACCCTCTTTTTTTGTTTATATTTGTAAAAAGATTATAATGATAAATTCCGTAAGAAATACCGTTTTAGCTGTTCTGAATAAGAACAATTACGGATACATCTCACCTTCCGATTTCAACCTCTACGCAAAAGAGGCTCAGTTGGAGGTGTTTGAAGAATATTTTTCAGAGTACAATAAGTTACTCAACATGGAAAATGCTCGTATGTCGGGCACTTCGTATGCTGACATCAGAAAAGCTACTGAAGAAGCCATGGAATTATTTGCTCTTACATCAACGCTTACACAAGTAACACCCGCGACAAATAGATTTTATCTTCCGTCTGTAACTACAACAGGCTTCGACTATTTTATGATTAATAAGATTATGTGTTATGACGCATCGGGGCTTACACGTGTATTTAAAGGAGAAGCCGAGAAGGTAACGCATACAAAAATTACGATGCTTACTACTTCTAATCTTACTGCACCAACAGAGCAGTATCCTGCGTATACACAAGAGGGTAGTATTCTTACAGTGTATCCTGCGACAATCAACCTTGCTAACGAAGTTGATGCAAATTATTTTAGATATCCCAAAGACCCTAAGTGGACTTACATTACGCTTACTAATGGTGAGCCTGTGTTTGACCAATCTCAACCTGACTATCAAGACTTTGAAGTTCCGTTTGAAGATGAGTATAAGCTCATTACTAAAATACTTCAGTATGCAGGAATGTCAATACGTGAGATTACAGCAGTTCAGTTTGGTGCTGCTGAAGAACAAAAACAATCGCAATAATTATGGCATACATTAGTCAATATCAGTATTACGAAAATAGCGGTAACCAACCCATTGATAGGAATTGGGGGTCATATCAATACGTAAGCCTGTATGATATTGTCAACAACTTTTTGTTGATGTATTCGGGCAATCACTCTCTTGTAAATAATGAAGAGAGATTTAAGATATTATTTCACGCAAAGCGTGCTATTCAAGAGTTGAACTACGATGCTTTCAAAAGCATAAAAGTATTAGAGCTTACAGTAGATGATGGTCTTAGATATATTCTCCCATCTGATTATGTCAATTGGGTTCGCGTAAATCTTTACAAAGACGGATACTTAAGACCACTTACCGAGAACATTCAAATCCTTTCCTCACTTGCTTATCTTCAAGACCAAACGGGGAAGATATTATTTGACCAAGAAGGTAATGCGCTTTCTCCTGAGTTCTCTGAGATTGATGAGCAGCGTTTAGCAGGAACTAAGAAGAGTATATATCTTAACCCACAAAGCAGATATAACGGACAAGAAGGATGGTGTGTTGATGGCATGTGGTATTTTGATTATAGTCTTGGTGAGCGCTATGGTTTAAACACAGAGACAGCTAACTTCAATCCAACCTTTGCTATTGACCAACGAATGGGAGTAATAAACTTTAACTCTGATATGTATGGTCAATCTGTTATTCTCGAATACATCTCTGATGGAATGGAGAATGGCAACGATGCTAACGTAACGGTTAATAAATTATTTGAGAAGTACATCTATGCGTATATCACGTATGAGGTACTAAACTCTAAGCTTGGCGTTCAAGAATATATTGTAGCTCGCGCTCGTAAAGAGAAAGCTGCACTTCTTCGTAACGCAAAAATCAGAATGAGTAACATTCATCCGGGCAGACTTCTTATGAACCTGCGTGGTATGGACAAGTGGTTAAAATAATATGGCGAACATTACAAGAAATTTCACAGCAGGTAGGATGAATAAAGTCGTGGACGAGCGACTTGTTCCAAACGGAGAGTATATTGATGCGCTCAATGTACGCATGGGGTCTACCGAAAATGCTGAGATTGGTGTTATTGAAAACACAAAAGGTAATGTTCAGCTAACTACTTTAAAATATATTGATGGCACTCCGCTCAGCTCAAGCGCAAAATGTATTGGTGCTATTGACGACAGTGCCAACGAAACTCTTTATTGGTTTATCCATGACTCAAACTTCCCTGTAGGTAATACGGGTAAGCTTGATATGATAGTATCATTTAATGTATACTCTCAGATATTAACGTATCATATTGTAAGTATTGACAACGGAGGTGGCGTGAATACCACGTTAAACTTTAATCCGCAATACTTGATTACAGGCATTGATATTATTGATAACCTAATCTTCTTTACTGACAATTATAATCCTCCAAGGGTTCTTAATCGTAAAAGAAATTATCCTGACCCTGTTGCCGATGTAGACCAATTCACCTCTGAATCTATTCTTGTCATCAAGAAACCACCCGTTGAAGCACCGGGTGTCCAACCTATCACTACAGGTGCTCAGGATAACTTTTTAGAGACTCGCTTTATTTGCTTTGCCTATCGTTATAGATACGAGGATGGCGAGTATAGCGCAACGTCTCAGTGGTCAGCTCCTGCGTTTCAGCCTAACCCATTTGAGTTTAGCGTAAACAGTTATCTCAACGAGGGTATGGTCAATTTGCACAATGCTGCTATTGTCACCTACAATACGGGCGGGCCTCTTGTTGTTGGTATCGACCTGCTTTTTAAAGAAGCGGGAGCAAGTATTGTAAAAGTGATTGAGAAGCTTGACAAAGCTGTTCTTGGTCTTGCAGATAATACTGATTATACTTATACGTTCAGCAATAGCAAGATATTTACTATCCTTCCTGAGTCTGAGCTACTCAGATTATACGATAACGTACCACTACTTGCAAGGGCGCAGACCATTATGGGTAACCGCTTGATGTATGGAAACTATACTGAGGGGTATGATATGGTAGACGAGGACGGCAATCCTGTAAGACTTGAGTATGACGCTAATCTTGTATCTGAGCTAATTGACACTACTTCGCTTACAGACTCAACAGCTTCATCAAACTATACCTTTGGTAGCTCACAGACAATTGCAAACTCTGCAGTTTATGTAGACCTCACAGGAGTTGAGCTAATTGAAGGGGCGTCTATCACTTTAGAGATGAGGATGACGCACAATACATTTGCAGGAAGTACTCCATTTCCTACGGAGCAATCTGAAAATATAAATGCGACATTTTCATTCACGCTGCCAACCAATTACGCTTCAGTATATGCACTTGCTACAAGCGTAGCATTTCAGGACGCAGTTGGTACAGTTGCAAATATCCAAACTGTTGCAAACTCTTGTAGCGGTACAACATTTACAGACCAAATAAACTGCGCACTGCCCAACAACTTGGATGCGCTTATAAAATATCAAAGTGGTATCACAGCTGCAGGTCAGCCAATTACAATTATAACATCTCCTTCGAGTCAGCTAATTGGTTTCCAAATGCCGGCTATGCGTTATGTAGATAATACTACTACGCCTACTATTAATGTGTACGAGTACTACTCTGTAAACTTTGCAGAATCGTTCTATCAGAAGATTAACTCTCCACGAAGTCTTCATAGTAATCGTGGGTATGAGATTGGCATCGTATACATGGATGACTTTGGTCGTTCTACTACATCGCTTGTAAGTCCTAACAATACGGTACACGTACCGTGCTCTGCTTCTGATACCAAAAACAGCATTCAGGTTACAATACCTACAACACAGAAAGCGCCTTATTGGGCCACTCGATATAAGTTTGTTATCAAGCCTGATGAAGAGGATTATGATGTTATTTATAGTAGTATATTCTTTAATGACCCGCTCAGCAATAACGCATTCTTTTTGCTTGAAGGAGAGAATGCACGCAAGGTTGAGCAGGGTGATAGATTTATTGTAAAGGCTGACACAAGCGGACCTACAAATAACTGCGTGTACGCAACAGTTCTTGAGAAAGAATCAAAGCAAGAAGGATTTATTACTATACCAAGTGAGCTTGACCCGAATGTAAATATCCCTGTGCCATCAGGGGTTTACATGAAGATTAATCCAAACAGCTTCTCAGTTGTACAGGATGAGCTTTCTATAATTGCTCCGGGTACAAAAGAAGTGAACGAGAATACACCGGGAGAGTATCCTATTCTTGGATATGACATGAATAGGTTTGATACCGTAACAGGTCTATGGGTTGACTATAGCGTTCCTGCGGGTAGCCGGATTAAAATGAATATCAAATTCCAACGCCTTGGTGTAGGTGCAGGTAATGGTGCGTGTGAGCGCAGGATATATATATTAGAGAAAACACTTATTGCTTCTGCCAACTATGACAATATGCAGGATTGGTGGAACGGAGACAATGTGGAGCAGATTTTAAATGACGGAACGCAGGAGGTTGGTGATGGTGGTGCTCCGATTGAAAACGAATATATCGCAACTCTTGCTACCTCTTGGAACGATATACCAACTGCAGGGGATACCAACTACTATAGATTCTATCGTGAAGCCGGAACAAATAGGCTTTCACTTCTTATGAGTGGTACGGTTCGCTGCGGTGGTGTACTATCTGTTGAAAAGCGTAGGTCTACAATCATTGCAAACTTTGAGGTGTTTAGAGCAGAGACTACACTTATATTTGAGACCGAGCCAAAAGATTCACTACCTGATGTGTTCTTTGAAAACGAGATGTCATTCCCTATTGTGAATGGATTTCACACAGGTAACGTGCAGAACCAAACAAGTTCTTTGCCTGCAATTGTAGATACTGAGTTTTTTAACTGCTTCTGCTTTGGTAACGGAGCAGAGAGCTATAAGATTCGTGACTCAATTATCGGGCGTACATTTAACTTAGGCAACAGGGTAACATCTGTATCTGCTCAAGACTATAAAAGGACGTTACGATTTGCTGATATTACTTATAGCGGTGTTTACAACTTCGAGTCCAACGTAAACAAATTAAACGAGTTTAATCTTGGTTTAATAAACTACAAGTATTTAGAGGTTTCGTTTGGCCCTATCTATAAGATGGATGGCCGTGAGACTGACGTGCTTGTACTCCAAGAAGATAAGATTTCCTATGTATTAGCCGGTAAGAACTTACTCTCAGACGCAGCAGCAGGCGGTGCCATCACTTCAGTTCCTGAAGTATTAGGTACACAGATTGCTCGTGTCGAGAAGTATGGTATCAGTTTTAATCCCGAAAGCTATGTACAATGGGGATACTATAGGTACTTTACTGATGTGAAACGTGGAGCCGTACTTCAGTTAATAGGAAACTCTTATAGTACAGACCAATTAAGAGTGGTATCAGAGCAGGGGATGCGCACATGGT